CTTTTCATACTGCGATAAGCGCAGGAGACGTGACGGTGAAGCATGAGGAGGGTACGCCCTCCGCTACTGCGCCGAAAAAACAGCAAGAGGATAACGGCGACGATATTCCTTGGTAAATCCTGAACGGCGTACCGTGCCGTCGATAAGGGGTCCCGACCTACTGCGGGTACCCCTAAGCACGGACCAAGGATGATATGGACATTCGCAAATTCGCACAGATTTTTGATGGGCTGAAGCAGGCGCACGGCACGTTTACGATTGAGTCAAAGTCCAGCAGTGGCAAGACTCAAGGCAAAGCGACGGTGGTGCGCGAACCTCGGACCAAAGAGCATTGGGAGAGACACCTAGCCGGGCAGCAGTCCATAGGTATCATTCCTATTAACGAAGACAATGCATGTCGGTGGGGCTGCATTGACATCGATCAATACAATTTTGACCACAAGGCGCTTATCGACAAGATACAAGCGGCAAAGCTACCGTTGGTGGTGTGTCGATCTAAGTCGGGCGGCGCTCACGTATTTTTATTCACAGATGAATTTATACCAGCCAAGGACATGCAGGACGTGCTGACACAGTTGAGCGCGGGTCTTGGCTATGGTGGCAGTGAAATATTTCCCAAGCAGATCAGCTTGAACTTAGAGCGTGGTGACGTCGGCAACTTCCTGAACATGCCGTACTTCGATCACGAAAACGGCCTGCGGTACGGGTTCAACATAGATGGGACGGCAGCCACCTTTGAGGAGTTTCTAGACCTAGTTGACCAAAACGTGCAGACGCACGAACAGGCACTGGCTTTGGTGGTGGAGCAAGATGCCGCACTGCCTATACCGGACGGCCCACCGTGCCTACAGATCTTGTGCAAAGAAGGCATCGGTGAAGGCGCAAGGAACAATGGACTTTTTAATCTTGGGGTATACCTGCGCAAGGCACACCCGGAGACGTGGGAGTCAGAGATCCTGACTCATAACATGAATTTCATCCATCCACCCTTGCCGCTTGGTGAAGTAAACATCGTTGCAAAGCAATTGGACAAAAAAGACTACGCGTACAAGTGCAAAGACGCGCCAATCAACGCTTATTGTAATCCAGAGCTTTGTAAGACGCGTAAATTTGGTATCGATGCGGCCACCTCTGGCGTACAGATAGCCAACCTGCGTAAGTACAATAGTGTGCCACCGGTCTGGTTCTTGGATGTGCAGGGTAAGCCGCTTGAACTTGGCACCGACGACTTGATGATGCAGTCGGCTTTTCAAAAGGCTTGCGTGGAGCAGTTGAACTTTTTTCCTCGGACAGTGCAAAAGGCTCAGTGGGAGCAGCGTATCAACGCACTTCTTAACGAGATGAGCGACACTGAGGGTCATGTCATTGAGGTTAGCCAAGATGTGAGCGTGAACGGGCAGTTTGCAGACCACTTGGAAGAGTTCTGCACGGGGCATCAAGCCGCTGATGAGAAAGAACAGATCTTACTCAAGCGACCATGGACCGATGACGACCGCAAAGAAACTTACTTCCGACTAAAAGATCTTGAAGCTCACCTAATCAAATCAAACTTCAAAGCATACAAAACGCACCAGATTGCGCAGCGCCTGCGCGACATCAACGGGGAAGCCACTCAATTACGTATACAGGGTAAGGTGATACGGTTATGGAAAATACCTGCGCACGAGCAATTAGTGGGTAAAATCGAAACACCTAGTTTTGGGGGTAAAGAAGAGGACATACCGTTTTGATAGTTTTAGAAGGGTTTGATGCGGCGATTTTGGGGGTAGGAGAGTCCGCCGGTTGGGACTCGCCACGCATGGTTTACGACTACCAGAAGTGTCTGGACGTGTTGATGGAGAAAAATGACTGGGAAAAAGAAGACGCCATTGAATGGATGGATTACAACGTAATCAACACTTATATGGGAAAGGGTAACCCTGTTTTTGTTTTTCCTAGCAAAGACTTGGCAGAACTGGCGTTTGAAATACCCGAAGAGTTGCTGCACTAATGCAAAGAATCTTTGGACCACCCGGCACGGGCAAAACAACAACGCTTCTTAATTTGGTAGAAAACGAGTTATCCAAAGGCACACCGCCCGCTCGTATTGCATTTTTTGCGTTCACACGCAAAGCAGCGAACGAGGCAAAAGAAAGGGCTGCACGAAGGTTTGGGCTTGATCCAAAGCACGACTTGCCTTTTTTCCGAACGCTGCACAGTCTGGCGTTTCACTTGACAGGACTGCGTAACGATCAGTTGATGACAGCCGAGCACTACCGAGAGGTAGAAAGAGTGACCGGCGTCAATTTTATGGAAGGCGGTGTGTCTTCACGGCACGAAGTCGAAGAAGATCTCAGCAATAGTTTGAAGAAAGAAACACCGCTTCTGCGGCTGATTACTCTTGCGCGTTTGAAGTTGTCACCACTCAAAGATGAATACAACTTGAGCGATTTGGATCAGCCATGGATTGAAGTGGACTATGCTGCTCGCTCTCTCAAAGCGTACAAACAAAAACACGGCCTGTTTGATTACACAGACATGCTTGAGCTTTTTGCGGACACTGCGGCTACGGTTTGCCCGCCATTCAAGCTAGCGATGCTTGATGAGGCACAGGATTTGTCGCCTCTGCAATGGAAGATAGCTCATGCCATCGACGAGCGGTCAGAGCGCATGTACTGCGCGGGTGACGACGATCAGGCCATCTACAAGTGGTCTGGCGCAGATGTTGAGCATTTCATCAATCTGGACGGCGGCAGCGAGGTGCTGGAGCAGAGCTACCGCGTCCCGTCGAACATTCACGCTATCGCAGAGCGTATCTGCTCACGGATTAAGCGTCGGTTTCCCAAGAAATATCTGCCGAAAAAATCAGAAGGCAAGCTAGAGCGGCTTACCGATTTTAACGGGTTGGATATGACGGAGGGCACATGGCTTTTTTTAGCTCAGGCGAATTATTTTTTGACCCCCGTGCAGCAATTTTTAAAAAGTCAGGGGTATTACTTTGAGTATGGGGGCGGCGTGCGCAGCGTGCGCGAAAAAATACGCGTCGCATTGTCGGCGTGGGCGGCCATGCAGAGCGGGGACCCGATTTCTTTTGAGTCAGCCAAGGCTATGTATTCGTTTATGTCGGGCAACGGCGGTCGAGTAGCACGAGGCCACAAGAAGATTGTGGGGGACACTGAGGCCCTGTTTACTTTTGAAGATTTACGGGATTACAACGGTCTACTGGCTACCCCCGAAATGCCGTGGAACGAGGCCCTAGATAAGCTCCCAGACGTCGATGTGGCTTACATTAATGCACTGGTACGGCGTGGTGAGGATCTGACGGCAGAGCCGCGCATACGGCTTTCTACGATCCACGGAGCCAAAGGCGGCGAAGCAGACAACGTCGTACTGTTTACCGACATCACCGCAGCGGCAGAAGCCAGCATGGAAAACGACCCAGACTCCATGCACCGCGTCTTTTACGTGGCCGTCACACGCACTCGCCAGAACTTGTATACCTTGGAACCCACAGATTTCTACAGGAGCTACGCACTATGAGCGACATGGTCAATTCACCGGCCCACTACGCCGACTCAGAGATCGAGTGTATCGATGCCATGGTCGCGGCTTTCGGCCCAGAGGCCGTGCAGATGTACTGCCGTCTCGCCAGCTTCAAATATCAGTGGCGTGCCGGTAAGAAGTTTGATGCGGTAGAAGATCTCAAAAAATCAATTTGGTATACGCGCTTTGCGCTGGGCGACGACCCAAGGGAAGACGATGCAGAAGGAAACTAGGCTACAGTTCCCATTGTTTGCTACCGAAACAGAATGGACGGCACCTTACGAGTTTGCTGATCTCACCGGCGCCAGCGAAATCGCCATCGATTTAGAAACGCGTGACCCGAACCTGAAGCAGATGGGGCCGGGTTGGCCGCGAAAAGACGGCGATGTTGTTGGTATAGCAGTCGCTACGGAGGGCTTTGAAGCCTACTACCCTATCGATCATCTCGGTGGTGGAAATCTCGATAAGCGGCAGGTGCTGCGTTGGCTAGCCAAGCAGTTATCCACAGGTTGCCCCAAGATTATGCACAATGCACCTTACGATCTTGGCTGGCTCAAGGCGCTCGACGTGCCGGTAAACGGCCCAATCATCGATACCATGGTGATGGCGGCACTGCTTGACGAGAATAGGTTTAGTTACAGCCTCAACGCCCTATCCTACGATTATCTGGGCCAAGCGAAGTCAGAGAAGCTTCTGACGCAGGCTGCGGTGGACTTTGGGGTGGACCCAAAGGGTGAGCTTTGGAAGCTCCCTGCGCAGTTTGTGGGGCCTTACGCAGAGCAAGATGCTCGCCTCGCTTTCGATCTTTACAAGTTTTTCCGAGTGGAAATCAACAAGCAGGATTTAGAAACGATCTTTGATCTCGAAACGCGGCTCACGCCCTGCCTGATTGACATGACTTACCGTGGCATACGAGTGGATCTGGAGCGATGTGAGCGGTCGAAGCAACAACTTTTAAAAAGAGAAAAGCAGACCTACCGCGAGATCAACAAAGAGGCTGGCTTTGACGTAGAGATTTGGGCGGCAACTTCTCTAGCCAAAGCTTTCGACAAGCTAAAAGTTGCCTATCCGCGCACGGCGAAGGGCGCACCTTCGTTTACCAAAGCTTTCTTGAACGACAACCCTCATCCGTTTGCCAAAATGATCGTCGAGGCACGTAACCTCAACAAGATTCAAGGCACATTCATCAATAACATTATGAAATTTGTCGGGTCGAACGGGCGCATTCATGGCCATATCAACCAGCTTCGCAGTGACGACGGTGGCACGGTATCTGGTCGCCTGTCGATGTCGAACCCAAACCTTCAGCAGATCCCTGCTCGCGATCCTGAGTTAGGACCTATGATCCGTAGCCTGTTTTTACCTGAGGAGGGCGAACTGTGGGCAGCTATCGACTATTCGCAGCAAGAACCACGGATTTTGACGCACTACGCGAGCGTATTTGGGGCTTGGAAGAACCAACCCTTGGGCGGTGCGCAAGAGTTTGTAGACGGATACACCAACGATCCGGACATGGATTTCCACACCATGGTTGCCGACATGGCAAAGATTAGCCGTAAGCAAGCCAAGACAATCAACCTTGGCATGATGTACGGCATGGGTGTGCGAAAGCTCGCGGACCAGCTAGATTTAGAGTTTGATGAAGCAAAAGAACTTACGCAGCAATATCACTCACGCGTGCCGTTCGTCAAAGAGCTTATGAACGGCGTGTCACGGTCCGTGGATCAAAAAGACGATGGTTCCTTGCGATCTTTGAAAGGCCGAAAGTGCCGGTTCAACATGTTTGAGCCACTGGGCTATGACGTCCAAAAAGCGATGCCGTTGAAAGAAGCCAAGGCCACCTATGGCGAGACAGCACCATTGAAGCGTGCGTACACATACAAGGCGCTAAACAGGCTCATACAGGCGTCGGCAGCGGACATGACCAAGCAGGCCATGGTAAATCTCTACGAGGCTGGAGAACGGCCTTTGTTACAGGTGCACGATGAACTGGGTTGCAGCGTGCAGGACGTGGAACACGCCCAGCGGATCAGGACCATTATGGAATCGGCGATATCGCTTAAAGTGCCGAGCAAATGTGACATTGATTTAGGTCCGTCATGGGGCGAAACTGAAGAAATTTAGTTGCATCTGTATGCGACATGCACGATAATCTCCCGCATGGATACAACGAAATGGAAATCGATACTGGTGCCCATGCCAGTGTATCGGCAGATCAAAGAAATTGCGCAGTTAGAAGACCGCACGATCAGCGGACAACTGCGTAAGATTTTCAGCGAATGGAAAGAAGACCGTGCTAAGGAAGCCCGAGAACTCGACTCCGCTTAGATAAAAACCGGCGACGAAGTTCTATCCGACAACAGTCAATAATTGTCATCCATTCCTTAGATTTTTCCTCCGATGCGTCTGGATACGCAACAAGTAATGCCGAGCTGTCGAGTAACTTTTGTTGAATGTCACTAATTTTCTCTTCTTTTGCCAATTTTTCCATCAGCAAACAAGTTTGAGTCTTATGTAGCGCCAAGCTTCAACTCCTCTAGCTTTTTACAGATGGAGGTCCAAGCCTCTTTGATCGACTGCTCTTCTGGTTTTGTGTGGTTATGAAACCAAAAGCAGGTCCCTATCAACCCGTTAATTCTTGGATCGTCCTTAGAAGTTTTTAAAAGTTTAAGCAGTAGAGCGGCTTCTTCAAAGGACAGATTTACGGTAAGGGTTGTATTTTCGTTTTCTGTCATTTCAACGTCCTACAATTTCAAGTAAAAGAAACGAAAGTAGGTTGATCGTAACGATGATACCCACCCCAATCAGTACTCCAACTTTAAGATCTTGCTTGCTCATCTCACCTCCATTGAAGCCCCGCCTTCGGCCACACGGGCGGGGACGTGCTGAAAAAACCTCTGCCGCACTTAAGAGAACGAAAGAACGACAGCGGCCCCGACCTAAAAAGGCCCGCCTTTAGGGCACGCGGACGGGAACGCGCTTGGAGGGGAGTGATAGGCCCCAACCCGAACTGGTTTGCCCCAGATCATACCTAAAAAACGTTGCCGGTCACGTCCACCCTTAAACCAACGTAGACCTCTGTGTCCGGTATGCCTCCGCATTTACGGTACATTTTTTCAATGGCTTTTGCAGCATCGGCAACCAACGCAAAATTTTCCGCTCTGACTTGGTCGCGGCGGACGTCGAATTGCTCCCTTGATTCAACCACCACAGATCGTGCAGGGATCGTGTGACCTTGCGATGAGACTGTCTCCGGTGCTTCCCAAACCTCACCATCATCACTTTCACTGATCTTCACGTAGTCGGGGTCTGGCATCCAATCAAAACTCTCGTCCTCCTTTTCAACGCGTATGTGCGGTACTTGGCCCCGATGTAAGAGCATGGTCGTGTCTGGTATCGGGATGGTGCATACACGATTACGCTCTGCGGAGTCTTCCCAATCTTTGCCAGTGGTATAGATCTCTATGTACATGTCACTGTGAGTCATCCAGAAGCTGTTTTCGGGATGCACCACTTGATATTGTTCGTGAAACTCAGGGTCTTGGGCTTGCATGCTTTCAAGCTGTTCGCGCACTTTCACGTAACTCAACCGTAACTCTTCACGACTCTTGTCGTTGTATTCGATCTCTTCGTGCATCTGCCGGATCTTTGCTTCTAACTCCGAGATCTTCGCGTCTCGCGGATCTTCGACCACATTCCGGCAGTGCCCATTGCCGCGCAAAAACGTCCGCACACGGTCCACGGTGCGCTCTGACGGCTTTTTGATCGTGCCGAACACGAACCCCCTCATGGTGGCGTAGTCCACGCCTACCGCATCGGCGACTATGCGAATACCCGCAGTGATCTTCTTACCAGATTTCTCTGCCTCTTCCACGGCCAAAGAGTTCATCGCTGTCTGCATCTCGTGCAGTTTTAAAAAATTAACCGACATTAC